CGCCAACACCCGCTGCAAAGTATTCCCCACCATGATTGGTCTCCCAACGTCCTTTAGCCTTACTATCTTCTCTTAGTCTAACATCTCCAAAGATTTGTTTATACTCTGGACTATCAATTAAATTTCTTACCTTAGCACCAAACCTCGCAGAGAGTTCTGCGTTGTGAGACACTTGCATAATTTTCATCTTAGGAAACTTCCCTATCATCCAAGCTGGAAAATAGATGGATGCAAATTCAGACTTAGTATGTCTAGGAGGCATATTCACAATGAGCCTTCCTTTTTTGTGCTTAGATATTTTTGTAAACTCATGTGCAATATGTTGATGATGTCCCCAACGATTAGGATCTTTATCAGTACGGCAGATAAAATCTGGCCACACATTCTTTACAAAATATAAGAAGTTATCTTGGCATAATTTTATGTGTCTTAACCATACTTTTTCGAGCCTCTCTCGCAGTTGATCTGTGGTCAACAATTCTGTATTTGTCATATAGATCCACTATACCCTCGGGTCCCCTTTAAATAAACCCCTAAACGTTTAAGCCCTTACTCCATGTATTTGCGCTACAAGTTTTAGTAAAAGTTAAGTAACATATAAAAATTTTTCGCAAAAAAAATTTAATTTTTTTTGGTCAATTTTTGGTTTTGGTTTGGTACCTCTATTGAAGAGAAGGGAGCCACGGCACAACCTAGGGTTGTGCCGTGTTTTTATTTACGTCTGTTTTTCGTTCTCGACTAATTTGTCGATTGTATCAAATGCAATTTTTTCAATTGCAACTAAGGTCATTTCAGTACCGACTGAAATGGCCGTAACATACTCACCCCTTTGTAGTTCTAACTGCCAAAGGCCTTCAGTTCTTTTAGGTACTAATTGAATAAAATATCCTTTATATTTCATATTAAACCCTCCCTATAGTTCTTAATGACAAAATTATGCCTAGTGTGGCTAGGGTAAACCCTAGCCAAACATCGACTGAAAAAAGAATTACAACGCCTAAAAATGCGATTGTAAAACTAGATAATATTAAAAGTATAACTAAAAATATATTCATTATTTTACAACCTTTGTTTTTAGTTCAACACTTTCACCATCAATTAAATACGTCTCGTATAATTCAGGGTAGTTTTCTTTAAAACCTTTAACATCAAATCGTTTTGTATTCTTTTTGGCGATCTCCATGTAAAAAGCTTTAGATTTATATTTTGAAATTATTGAACCTCCAACACGTTCAACAATCTCGATTGCTTCGTCTTTAACATCTGCCCAAAGTTTATTGTAACTTTTTCTAGTGTCGTTTACTTCACACGCTTGAAACAATTTAACATTTTCAACTGGTGAAATATTATTTGCTTTTTTTATTTTTGTCTGTGTCATAATAATTAACTCCTTTGTTAGTTTGTTTTTATTTTTAACACGTCTCATGAATATAGTTATTAATGGGAGGATATCAAGCCCTAATTTTAAAAAATTGAAAAAATTAAAAATAATAAAATTAGGACTAAAATTTCCTTCCATAATACCTGAATAAAAACCCACATTAGAAACATTCTAAACTGCCGTTTTAATAAATGAATTTTTAGTTACTTTCCGTCCGAGTCCCTTAGCTACCAAACCAACCACCACGCCACTCGGATCCTTAAAACGTAAGTCATGCTTATCACCGTCTATGACTTTCCGATCCATCCAGGTTTTGGGCAGCTTATCCTTAAACACAACAGCAACGTTTGCGCCCTTCTCCATTGCAGCTAATTGGTCCGCTTCATTTTTTCCGCTGTCACTAAATGTAAAATGTAAATTTTTAAGATCATGATCAAGGTAGTTAAGGACCTTTGTGTATTCGTAAAAATTCACATCAGGGTGCAGCTCCATCAAGCTGCCACCTCCATCGACTCGCATTCGATGCCATGGCAGGTCACTTGTCCCATTTAATCTAACAGCAAATTTATACCCCTGACTCGCTGCTCTTTTTTTAAGCTGCTCGATTTCAGTGCTTAGCTGCCATAAGAATGCATTCTTATTAGACCAAAATAAATTGGTTTTATTTATTCGAGCTTTTTGAACGCTGCCCATTTGGCCACGGCCTGAAGTATTTAAACAAGGCGCAATGCATCCCCCTGGCCCTTTGGTTGCTTTGGGACAAACATTTTTGCCACTTAGATCATATGGGGCCAAATGTAATATTGCGGTTTTATATCCAAACGCCTCCCCTTTGGCCATTTTGGTTTGGCTGTAATAATTAAGAAGCGGCATGAACTACTAGCTCCCATTTATTAGCAACCTTAGCTAATTTTATTTGATGACTGTAGACGCTGCCAGCTTCATCGAAAAAACCCAGCTCCGAGCCCTTCGCATCTATTAGCACAGTTTTCTTAATGCCCTTGCCTTGCTTTGGAGACTCTAAGAGCTTTCCGCTGCATAGGTGATAAGGATGCAGCTGGTTACTTTTTATCTGCTGCCCTCTTTTTAGATCTTTAAATTTAATCATTTTTTTCCCTTTGTTAGTTGATTTGCATCTTATTAACATGGGATGCATGCAGCTGTCAAATTTTATTTTTGAAGCTGGATCTGCTGCCATGACTCCAGGACCACCGGGACCAATAACCTGGTAAGCTTTGAGCTGCTAAGCTTTGAGCTGCGAGCTGCTAAGAGCTGCCACGGTTCCAGGACCAATTGATAATTAGTTATAGTAATAAAGGTAAAAAATTTGCATAGCAAAGTTTCACGCATGCGTGGGTATTAGTTATAGATAAAAGAAAAAAAAGTTGCATAGCAAAGTTTCACGCAGATTGCATACGTGAGTTTTAGTAATAGTAAAATGGTTTTAAAGTTGCATAGCAAAGTTTCACGCACCTTCGGTGCGTGAGACGTGGTTATTGCGTCAAGATTTTTTGAAAAATTTTTTTTAAATTTTCGGTAGAATAGTCAAGTATCAAGGTTCTCGGTTCACGAACCAACCAAAGTTCGAAACGTTTGGGTTGTCTCTGCGAGAGTACCTCTCGCAAGATAAATGAAGTGCCTTTATTTTGATAATGTTCTAAATGCCAATTAATCTGATACTTTGAAAGTCCTAAATTCTTGACGTCATTGGACTTGAGTTCAATCCAAATACTTTTCCCATTTATCAACCAATAAACATCTGCAATTCCATTAATTGTATTACTTTCTATGCGAAAAATTTGACCTTTTAATTTTAATTTTTTGATACGTTGCCAAAGCAAACTTTCTGATTTTTTCATAATGTTATTAAGTCAATAACATTAAAAAAGCCCAAGTTCCACTCTCGCTTTACTTGGGCTTAACTAGTCAATTTAATGATAATATTTCTTATAATGTTTATCAAGTGCCTTTTCAATTTTCTTTGTAAATGCGTATTTCTTCCACTCCTTAAAAGATACAAAAAAACATTCTCTACAGTTAGAAAAATCTTTTATAAAATCTGCAAAGGTTCCATTATACAAAGGATTAATCTTTTTTGCTCTTGAGAATATTTGTTTTAAAGTCATATAATAGGAATAATAGGAAGTTCTTTTATATTCGTATGAATTGCACCACCATTATTACCTTCATCATCACTTGTCATGGTCAACCAAACACCATTGTTTAAAAGTAATTGAATGGGTCTTTTACTCCAACCTTGTTCATCTGCCAATTCTTCAGAACAATATTCAATTTTGATAATTGATTTACCTAACAAATGTTTTTCAATTCTTTTTTGCCAAGATAAAGCCAATTCATTTTCTGTCATCTCATTAAGTTTTTTTGTTTTTGCCATTATCACTCCTTTTTTGCCATAGCACTTATTTTATTTAATTGAACATCAAGATTAGTCGCATAATCCCAAACAATTATAAATCGTTCCAACCAATTAACTTGTTTAGGTGTTAGTTTGGAATTCCACATAATCTCTTCATCTGCACTTCCCAATGGCGATAGATTTTCTCTATCGCCAAAGTTCTTATATATTTTTACAAGTGTCTCAATACTAACCATTTGGTAGTGCTTTTACTGTTTCACTTGGAATTGCCATATTGATTTGAGTTTGTTTAGCAATCAAAGATATTTGTTTTAATACCTCTGTTCCGATCATATCACTATGTAATAAATCAGTTGCTTTTTCTTCCAACTCATCAAGCACTTGTAATTCTTTTCCTTTTTTAGAATTATAAAATGCTTTTTTGGTTTCCAATTTACATTGACTTCTTAAAAAATTATCAATCCTATCTTTAAGATCATAAATTTTTTTATCGTACTCATAACTTGGGATATCGTATGTTTCCCAATTACGAGTTTCTGCCCAATTATTTAATTTATGACTTACAACTTGAAAAAACTTTCTCACTTGTTCTCTTTTTTCTTCAAGTCTCTTTTGATAGTTTTTAGAATAATCGTTAAACTCTTTTTCAACTTTCAGATACTTTTCAATATCTTTTTCAACTCCTAATCTTTTTACAAAAGTTGGAAAGTTCTTTTGAGTTGTTTCGTTTATTTCTGCTTGATGTAGAGATTCAATGGCACTTTTCTTTTCTCTAAATTTACGAGAAAGTTTATTTGACCAATATTCTCTATTATCTTTGCTTATTTGTTTATTACTCATTATTGCTCCTTGTTTTTGTTAGTTAAAGGTGGCTCTCACAAATGGTCTTCTTGGAAAGTTGCAAGTAGCCACCATGATTATTTTTATTTTATAACAATCGTCAAAAATAATCAAAAAATTCTTTTTTAACCAATAGTAAATCCACCACTATTTTTACAGAATTCAGAAAACTCTTTAACGTTTTCCTCTTCAAATGGATAACTACCGTCACTATTTCTTTTTTCGTAAATCTTTTCCCATTTATCATGATCTTCTTTCGGATAATCTTTTGGTGCAAGATTACTGTCATTCATTCTTCTTTGAACGTCTTTTTCAAATTTATCGAGTTCCTTCATAACTTTTTTATTATGCTCTTCGATCTTTTCTCTTCTTATTTCCCATGATCGAGCAAACGTTCTACAATGACCACTCTTTATTAAATGATCTAATTGTTTAGCGATCTGCTCTGCTTGTTCTTTAGGTACTTCGTAGCAATCGTTATAGTGCCAATGCTCTTTTTCTTTTTCATCTATAACTTTAGTCTCTTCAAGTACATATTGTGCTAAAGGTCGCCAATACCAAACGTTGTTTCTAAAGTATTCGCCTTTTTTATTTTTTGGATTTAATCCGCTTATATCAAAACCCATTATTGCTCCTTTTTTAGTTTGTTAAATTTTAGAATAAAGAACTTTTAACTCATTACTAATTTTTTTATATTCATCAGTTTTTTTATATTTTAAGATTTCTTCATTTAAAACTTTTTGAAATTTTAAAATTTTTTGTTTTTTATTCATTCCTCTTACTATCCCATGATAATAAGATATGCAAGTCTATAATTTAAAGAAAAAAGACAATAATAACCAACCAAAAAAAGCTATAAAAAACGTAGGTATTGGATAAGCAATGCAAAAATATAATATATGTGCAAACAAATTTCCCATGAAAATAAGATATAAAGACTAATTTTTTAATTACAACTATATTTTTTTAATCTCTTTTATTACAGAGTTTGGAATTAAAGTAGTATTTCCAATAGTCTCTATTTTTTTCTTATCTTCTGACAATGAATAATCGCCAAATATCCTTGTAATACCTTTTGATTGCGATAACAAATGACCTTTTGTTATACAAGTTGCAAGATCAGAATTTTTTATTTGTTCAAAACTACTCCAACTACTATCCGAAACAATATCAAACCACTCGCAAGAAATCATTGGATATTTTTCAATTTCTGAATTTATTTTTTTTGGAATTAAAATTTTTTTACTTTTTCTTTTTATCTTTTTCATAATTTTTTACATAGTAAAGTTTTAGGAATATGAAAAAATATTACATAGTAAAGTTTCAGGAATATGAAAATTTTTTACATAGTAAAGTTTTAGCAATATCATTTCTTCTCCTTAATTAAAATAGAAACAATACCTATTGAAGTGTTAAGATGTTTGTTGTGAACTTCATTAAACACTTGCATCCATTGAGATGTTTTAACTAATCTCTTCTGGCGTAACGTCAATGATGTTTTTGGCTTCTCCGATTTTTCCTTCAAGTTCGGATAACCTCTTCTCCAATTGTTCACGACTCATTCCCTCCAACCCAACATGTGTTACTTCTTTCTTATCTACAAACATACCAGCCATTTGGCCTGATCTGAATTCTGCATTAACAGCTACAGCATACTGTTTTTTATCTTCTGCTTTTTTACTAAGTGTTTCAAATCTTTTATATTTTTTTAATTTATCACCTTCATGTTTTTTTAATTCTTGGTTGTACTTCATTTCCATGTATCTGACTACATGTGGGTTTTTATTTGGATCTGTGAGTCTTGAGGCAATTTCTGTTGGTCCTTCAGGTTTATTGGATTTATAACCAGCTCTTCTTGCAGCTTCTACCTTTGTTATCTCTCCCCAATTACTAACGTATATATCTACAAAAGCTTTCTGCTTTAAAGTTAACTCAGAGGTTGATTTCAATACGTTTTTTCTTTTTGCCATCTTGACCTCTTATATCACAATTTCTCCTAATACTCTTCCTTACAAACATTTTTTTAAAAAAATTTTTGCACTTTTGACGTCCTCTATAGTAATTTTTCCTGGTATTACTAGGAATTTTCCTAGTGTTTTCCTAGTTGATTTTGCTCTAGAAGTGTTGATTTATATAGTATTTTCCTAGTTTCCTAGTATTTTTCATGTTTTACATATTTTTTTATTTTTTGTTTGTAAGAAAGTGCATTAGGAAAGAGGTCCGAGAGCCGAGAGCCTTGCTGCCATATCCACTACATTAGAATCATTCTAAACTAGCCAATACCTTTACAACCACGGCTCAATATGTATAAGATTATCTAGTATTTATTTTTTTTTCATTAATAAATGCCTTTTTTGTTAGTTACTAAGAGCCCAGGTTTTTATCATCTCCCTGGGCTCTTTTTTTTAGTTGAAATTTTAATTAGAACGTATATCTATTAGGAATGTTTCATAGTAATATGATTCCTTTCATCTTAGAGGGTGGCGATTGCTCCCTACCCTCTAAGTTAAAATTCTGGTATCCACCATGACTACGGTCTTTTACTAATTTCTCTCCTCAAAATTTCTTAAAAAATTTTCTACATAAACATTATCAGCTAACATAATCTGCTTTCTCTTATTTTCTAAATTTCTTCTCAATGTTTTACGCAGCTCTAAATTAGTTTCTTTTTTAAGTCTTTGAAATAATTCGTTATATTCATGCCATAAAAAATGTTTTCTTTTAAATTTTATGTCACCTTTTTTAAGAGCTTTATAATATCGGTATCTAACATCGTCTGGTTCCCATCCAGCCCACCAACAAATTTGATCAAAGTCTTTAGACTTAGCAATCCAAAAATGTGCATCAGTTTTATTAAGAGCACTTTTTCTGTCTCCAGCTTCTATTCTACAATCTTCGAATGCATTTAAAATTACATGCCTCCACAATTTCTGTTCATTATTAATATGATTTTCGGCTAAAATATCCGCAGTAATTTTAGTGCCCATAAGTCTTAACAAGTCTGGAGAGTAAATCACGGTAGTGGCCTTTCGAATTTTTAAAATTAAATCGAGTAGCGACCTCGTAATGTTCGTGAACATCCTCTATTAAAAGAGTTATGTCTGCGCCTTGTAATCCTTCGTCTTTAATATGGTCTTTTATTTCTTTTAAATCTAATATCATTTCACTTCTAGTATAATTATCAGGCATCATCTTTGGAAGACTCCTTACTAAAATGTTTCACGTAAATAACATTATTTTTATAATTCTTTTTAACCTTAGTAATTTTTTTAAATTTTTTATCTGCGTTATGAACAAACTTTAAATCTTGAGCATCATTAAGAAATTTTTGATCCATGGTTTCATAACCATAATTAACACCATGAAGAAGTGCAAAGATAACTTGAGTTAACTTAGTATACTCTCTGTCAGTAAATTTATTGGCAGCACTAATTAAAACTTTAGTAAGATCAGTGATACCATCCTTTTGTTTTGCCATTTATATAGTCCCACGCTAATTTGTATAATAAAACTTGTTCTGCTTCTTTGTTGAAAGGGCCGTGAGACGTGGTTCCTGATCCGTTGCAAATGATACAATTCACGTAACTTTTATGATGTGTAATAATATACCCGGTACCATTACAATCTGTACACTTATTGAGTTTGCCAATGTCTTTAGTCATATAAAATTTTTTTTATAGTTGCAACAGTAAATTGTAAAGAGAGTTGGTGCCAAGTGCAATGGACTTGACACCAATTGGATGGGCTAGTGTTTTGGTTCGAAGTCCTGAAGATCTTCTAAAACTTTTTCGGCTGCAGCTTCTATTTCTGGTGCTGCATAATCTTCTATTTCATAATCTAAATTTGTGTCGGTGACACGTTCCCCACGACTATTATAACAATGCGTGGCCATATCTTTTAATGACAAATCAAATTTAGATAAAAGATTTATTATTTTACTGACTTCTGTTTTACTAAAAATAGGATTACCATCTCCTAATGTAGCTGTAAGATCTCTTGGAGAAACATTAGTTAATCCTTTAAGAGTCATACCATGCTCATGATCTATTTTTAAATAAGTATCAATCTTATCAAGTAATACTTGTTCAAACATAAAGCCTTCACAATTTCTAAGGAAAGCTTCACTTATTTTTATTTTATTCATAACACCTCGTATGTTAAAGTTATGATTGACTTTATTGCCAATCACAAAAACGATAAAATACTGAGCTTATTAATCAAGTATTTTCTTAAAAAAGTTACGCTTCTTGGTTGAATAATTGTAAGGTTTTACAACCCACGACAGTAAACTAACTTAGGTTTTAAATTTTTTCTATCCCAAATTCTTTTACCAGTCTTAAACATACCTTTTTCTTTTCCAGGAATTCTTTTACAAGTATATCCATAAGTCTTACCTACTAATGTCCATTTATCTTTTTTATATAGATCTGCAGTTCTTGGTGGTTCTATTAATGATTCAAAACCTATGACCTTATTTCCATATTTATTAAGCCAATCAACATTTATTTTATCCCTCCAAGCTGCTAAAACTTTAGAAGTAAAGTTACGAATTGGATACTTTCCATTTACTTTTTCAACATGATAAAAAATATTATTTACAATATGTTTAAATTTTGATTTATCAATTCCAAAGTATTCGTTGCGTCCAGGTAAAAATAAAGTGCAGCTGCCACCAATAATGTGGCCATAATAAATATTATCGTAGTAAATCGCATAACAAATAGATCTTCCTACAAACCCCTTCGGTTTAGTATAATGTTTAGCCATTGATTGAAGGAGCTTTTCATCTGTTTTACTAGTTATCTCTAGATGAATCATTTAAAACTTTTTTTAAAGCTAAACCTATTTCTCTTGCGATTTGTGGGACGATTGCGTTTCCGAGGGTTTTGATTCTGCTTGCTCTGTCTTTGTCCAATTCATAGGAAATCCCATTAGGAATTCCACAAACAGAGGATTCAAGCGTCCACCAGGTTTGTTGTTGGCCAATACTTGATGAGGTAGTTTGATCTGTACTCCTCTCTTCTTGTTCGTTATTGGATTGTAGGCCATGTCCTTGAAGTCCGATACCATTGGAGATCGATACATCTTCTTCTCCTTCTCTAGATAAAGCATTGCGTCCGATAGTTTGGCTCCGTATGTCATGTTCGGATTGTTCTTTTTCCTTAGTAAGAAACCTCCAGATTTGGTCCTCTCTACTCTCTCCGATTGTTCTCCACCTTCCTCGCAAGCTACTGATGGAGTTGGATACATTGCCATCGTTTGAGGATCCACTTGTTCTCTCAGATTTGATGGTTTGGTTCTGCCCTTCCGATGTCCCTCCATTAATTTTTTTGTCCCTGCTGCGCTTCTCGGAGGCAAGTAATCCATTGTGTTTGGAGTGGCCAATAATCCATGTTCGGTTCCTTTGGTGCCAAGCACCGATGCCCGAAGCTGGAATAAGAAAACATTGGACTTCGAAACCTTCACCTTCCAAGTCGTTGAGCACCTGTCTGAGTACCATGCCGTCTTGGAGGTTAATAATTCCTTGCACATTCTCCCCAATAACGAATTCTGGTTTAATTTCTTTAATGAGTCTAAACATTTCTGGCCAGAGATAGCGGTTGTCGTTTGTTCCTTTTTGTCTTCCTGCAACGCTGAATGGTTGGCATGGGAATCCTCCAGTAATGACATCTGCTTCGAATTCTGTTCCTTTGACATTTCTTATATCTCCTTCAATTGGTATGTTTGGAAAATTTTTATTTAAAACTTTCTGACAATATTTATCAAACTCTACAAACTTAATAGTATCAAATATACCAGTGGAATGAAGGCCTAAACTAAAACCTCCAATCCCACTAAATAAATCTAATACTTTAAGCTTATTGTTCAATCTGATCTCGCATTTTTAAAAACTTTAGTTTAGCGATTTTAAGCATACGGTCAAACAATGGCTCTGCTTTGACCGTATGTATTTTATTTCTAAGTTCTCCATTTACGTATAATGTAACGTTGTTACTTTCTAGATCGAGTTCTATTGTAAAAAACTCTTTACCTTTTATCTTTTTTGGATCCATCTGAACCACCATTTAAAAGTTTAGTACGGTATACTGCATTAGGAATTTTATTTTTCCTTGCTTGATGGTCTACGTAATCATTTAATATTTTAGATATCATTGCTCCTGGGGCTCTGAATTTATCTTTACATAAACCTTTAAGCAAATCAAAATCAGTTTTCTTTATTGCTACAGATTTCCATTTACTTATGTCCATTGTTTTCCTCCTTCACAAAGTCTTTCCAATTAACTTCCATGTCTTCAGTTAAGACTAATGTATCTTTTGGTTTTCTAGGATTATCTCTAAAATCTTTAAATGGATCTCCCATTAAAGCAAACTTAGATTCAAGAATTGCATTTCTTCTTTTTAATTCATCTAAATTTTTTTGTAATAAACTAATGCTACTCATTAATCTATTGAATGCATCTTCAAGTTTAATTAATGCATTTTCAAACTGATCATCTCCTTCAGGTCTTTGTCCTAAAGGTAATTGATCATCTACACTATAACTACTAGTCGTGTTTGTTGTTTTTATTGACGGCATATTCGTCCTCCTTTGTTAGTTGTCGGCATTCTAATTCATCTTCTAATAAAATAGTTGCCATGGTTTTATCAAATGGATAGTGCTTTCTATTAAGACCATCCGTAAAATGCACATCAGCAATTGTATCTACATACATATCAAAGTGCATTGAGTCTTGGATTGTGCTGCCATCCCAATCGTAATCAGGAATTAAAGATAGCTGCTCATCTACTTGTTCAAATATCGTTTCTAATATTTGACTTTTACTTTTTTGTTTTTGCATGAAATCTTACATATATGGGATACATTCATAAGTCAAATACTATTGCAAAGTAAATTGAAAAAAGTATAAATAATTATGATTTTAAAGTTCATATTACTTACAAGTTTTTGTTTTAATATTAATGGTGAAGTAAAATGTGGCCAATACCTTAGAGATAATCTCTCAGATGCTTCAGAATGCAAATTTATGGCTGATGCTATAGGTAAGGCTCAAAAACGTAAAATGTTAAAAAAAGAGGGTAATTTGGTCGAGTATGGGGCACATTGTATAGCTATTGACCTAGAAGGGTACAATGTTGACCATTCGTTCAAAATATCCTATAATATCTCATGAAGGCTTATCGTATCATAGCTTATCAAAATAATATGCGTGTAGACCATGTAGTCGAGGCAGAAAATGATAAAGCTGCGCTTAATAAGTTTTCTGAACTAGTGGACCAGGGTAAGTGTGAAATCACTGAAGATGGTTTTACAGGAAACTCTAGGATCCACGTAACATACGAGGAACTAAAATGAGTCCTGAAAAAATAAAGTTATTGAAAGAACTTCAAGAACTTGAAAACAAATGGTCATCCGAGTTATTAACTCATGGTGGTGTGCATACTGGAATGACTAAGATAGAATCTGATATTAGATCTAAAAGAAATGAGATTAAATATCAAGATGTACAAGAAAATTTAAGAGCATCAGCTTAAGTTTTTATTGTAATTTAAAAATTAAATTTTTCTCGTAGGCGTCTTTTCGGCAAAACAAACTCATAGTGATTTATAATAGCTAAAAGTTTATGTCTTTTACTTACACTATAAGGTAAAAATAATTTTGCTAAACTGTAAGCTTTTTGATGAGAACATCTCCATCGCCATTGATCCTTTTTATTTAAAGAACCTTTTGCTTTACCTTTAAAATGTATCGTTCCTGTTTTTACAATATCATAAAAATTTTTAATACAATCTAAATCTGTCATGGCTACTTCCATAGCTACATTCCATTTTTTATAAGTCTTTCCATTAGGACTATTACAATTGTATTTTGCGTAATTAATGTTTCCCTCTCCATCAAATAATCCAGCTGCATAAGCTATTAAGTCTTTATTATCATGCGGTAAATTTTTATTTTGCATCTCCCCAACTTTCTCCAAGTGCTTGGTCAACAACTGAAGGCACCTTAAATTCAATTGCATTTTCCATAATAGTTTTTATTTGGTTTGCGTGTGCCTCATCTTTAATATTAAAACAAAGTTCATCATGTATCTGTAACATAGGTAAATGACCAGCTTCATAACAATCTAACATTGCTTGTTTAGTTTGATCTGCAGAAGATCCTTGAATTAATCTGTTAAGGGCTTTGTAAGTATATGCTCTTTTAATATTATCTTTACCATATTTAGCTACAGCATCATCAAATTTTTCTGCAACATGAAGGCCAAAGTCTTTTGTTTCCCACATATCAAATCTACATTTACGGCCTTTTTTTGTTCTAATAACTCCTTTTTCATCTGCTGCAAACTTACATCTGTCTGATAATTTTTTTACAAAAGGAACTTTCTTATTATATTTAATTATTAATTGATCTGCCTCATCTTTACTTACTCCTAATGATAAGGCTAGTTTATTTTTACCCATTCCATACATTAACCCTAGGCCAATTGTTTTAGCTTGAGACCTTTCAATACCTACTAAGTCTGCTACTGTCTGATGAAAGTCAGCTTCTGTGTTGTGGTATGCCTCAACTAATTCGTTAGATCCTTCATACCCATCTCCAATTGATGCTGCATAGTGAACCGTCATTCGTGGTTCTTGTTGCGAGTAATCAAAACTACCCCATTGCATACCTTCTTCTGGAATAAATAGGCTACGAATTTTAGGACCAAAATCCTTATTCCTAGCTGGTATCTGTTGAAGATTAGGGTTACTCATACTTAGTCTACCTGAGACTGTACCACCTGAGTCAGATCTTAGTTGCTGTATCTCTCCATGAATTCTACCGTTGACTTGGTACTTCATGATTGAAGATAAAAAAGTTCCGTGAAATTTATTGACCTCTCTTGCTTGTACAATTAATTGTGCTATTTTGTTTTTATTATTACTCAACCAATTTTGTGTAAAGGAAGGCTCTTTTGTTTTTTCAGTACGTGGATAATCTAGTTTCATTTTGTCGAAAGCTTTGGCGATCTGGCGTGATGCCCAAATGTCTACTTCTATTCCTGATTCTTTTTTTATGGCCAATAGTATTTCTTTCTCTTGGTTCAACATTTCTTTTTGTAATACTTCAGCTTTTTCCACTTGGACTCGGATTCCTCGTTGGCGCATTTTTATAAGCACCGGGAGAAGATTAGATTCTAATTCCCATATCGTTGTCAAACTTTGTGTTTGTATCTCTTGTTTAAATCTTTGCCATAACTTTAATGTAAGCACTGCGTCTTGCTCTGCATAATATCCAACATGTTCAGCGGGTAACTTCCACATTTCTGCTTTTGGATCTATACCATGAGCTGCTGCAGCTTCTCTCAATTCTGTTTCTGCTTTTATTTCACCTAGGTAATCTACTGATAAACTATTTAAACTGTATTGATATCTGTTTTCATCTATGAGTGCTGCGGCTACCATTGTATCTATAATTGGTCCGTTGACCGTGATACCTGATGCTTCAAGCCAACCTACATCATACTGTGCATTATGAAATATTTTAGGACAAGGTAAACTACAAACTTTTTTCATGTAAGCTTTTACTTGTTCAGGTATCATGTTACCACCACCTAAATGACCAAACGGAAAGTATCCTTGCCATCCATCCACTGCAACTGCGAAACCTACAATCTCTCCTTTACCTAAAGCCCAACCAGCTCCCAGCCTATCGTTGATACCATCGTCTCTTGTTTCTAAGTCTATTGCTATTTCTTTTGCATTAGATAAATCTTTATATTCTAATGGTGTATTCCAAATAGACTTTTTAAATGTCAGTGTAAGTTGTAAGCCTTTGCTCATAATCCTCTAATGGTATGTGTTTAAGTTTTGCATAATGTTTTGGACAATAAAGTTTTTTCATTTCCAAGAAGACAGCTTTTTCACTACACTCACTGCATCTTTTTTCTTGAACTTTTTGTACCAAGATAGATTTCCTATTGTCTTTACCCATGTTGTGTCTCTACCATTTTCTTTGCACCACTGTAAATGATTTTTTAATATAGTGGTATAAATAAGTTTATTTTCTTGCACTATTCTCTACTTTTCAAATTAAAAGCTATTGTAATTCTTTCACCATCAGATTTAAAAGGTGTCACCTCATGACAAAGTTCTGCTGGAAAAATAAATATTGTTTTTTCTTTTGGAGTAAAATTTAGTTGACCATATGAAAATCTTATAGGTATTAAATCATACATAAATGTAATACCTCCTGGAGCTTGACTATTTGCAACATGTTTCTTTTGTTCATCTTGTAATCCTTGAGGTATTTTAAAATATATTACTGCAGACCAATCACATTCAGAGTGTGCATGTATTGGATTATAATCTCCTGATTTCATATAATTTACCCAAGCTCTTTTAACAAATTGTTGCATTAATTTTTTACCATAAAACTTTTGATGCGCTTCATAAAATGATTCAAAAGTTGGAAGTAATATATTTTCTAATGCTACAGAATTAATTAAAAATTCATCTTTTAAGTGTCCAGCCAATTGTGCTTGAAAGTTATTTTCTTGTTTTTTGTTTAGTAAATTTTCTATGGATGTAGCTTGCTCATTTGATAATTCAGTCTGAAATAACATAGGGCCGAAATAATGTATTCTATAATTATTCATTTTTATCTTTTAAATGTTCTATTTCTAAATCACAATAATGTTTTATTTTATTAAGATCTTCAATTGATTTACCTTTTGTCAAATATCTACAAACATACTTAATTACATTTGCTTGAAAAGGATTAAGGCCGTTCTTTCTTATAAAAGTCCAAGGCTGTATTAAAAACTGTTTATAATGAGATCCTCCAATTTGTTTATCTTGTGGAAATGTTTCGTCAAAAATATCTTTATTTGTCATTTTTTTCTTGGACATAAATTAAATAATCTGCACCAATTGGGTAATTAAATTTATAATCAGTTCTCAATAAATGTAAAGTTTTTCTTGCACGAGTTGCACCAGTATACCAAACTCTTCTCTCATCACTTTTTTCTTGTTTAGATTTATGGCTATAATCAGATGGAAAGTTACCTTTACTATATAAAACAACATGGTTAGCTTCTCCACCTTTAACTGAATGAATAGTATCTATTGTAATAAGCGGATCCTTATCTAATTCTTTTTGTCCGTATCTCCTTAACAATCTAATGAAATGTCTTACTTGTCTTGGTTTAAAATTTCTTCTTAGTATCCAATACCAAGGTTTTTTAGCATCTTCATCTTTTAATTCTAAGCCACACCATTCTTTTAAATCTTGAAAATTATATTCTGTAAAGTCAGGTTGTGCTCTCCAAAATTTATCTGTTCTATAATCTGGGTCTGCAAGTTCTCTAATATACTTATATAAATTTCTTGCTTGTTTTTTATCTAATTTTTTATTTTTTGTAATTGCAGTCCAAGCTTTAATTGCTTCCCATTGCTTTTCATCAAAACATTTATTATCTCTATTATCTTTGTAATATAGGCCAGCATCTTTAGCTAACATTCTTAGTTCATTAACTGTCTCAGTAATACGGCCAAGAATGTACCAATCCTCTTTAAGTTTTTCAAAAGGAATTTCTTTGAATGATAAATAACTCTTAACATAACCTTTGCTCTTCCCTGGTAAATATTCTTTCTCTTCACTATCTCTTATACCTCTTCTAATTACTTGTGAGAATTGATAAATAGCTTCTCCAAATCTTTGAGTCTTTCTTAATTTTACTTTTCGACCTGGAAAAAACTTTGTAAAATATTTTGGATCTGCTCCATTCCATTTGTATATACCTTGATCATCATCCCCTGCTAGATAAATTCTATCGGACTTCATAGCCATCTTATAAATTACAGACCATTGCAGCGGTGTACAGTCTTGAGCTTCATCTAAAATTAAAACCTTGAGCCGTGGAAAGTCCACCTCTTTTATAGTTCTTTCAATCATGTCATCAAAATCTATGAAGGATCTTTCTCCCCCACCTTGTTTGTAGTGCTCATAGGTAGAGATCTTACGATTAAATACTGTTAGAGAATCTTTTTTATAAGACTCTTTCTTATATACTTCTTCAGGATTCATTAATAAGTTTCTTGCTTTACTATAAATACCAAGTGACCAATCTTTAAATGTAAATGCATCATCTGCTAATCTTTTATCAGATGTTTTGATTATCTTTGTTTGTAATGCAAAATCAATTGCACAATGTTTGGGATCGAATACTTCTTCTTGAAAATATCTTCTACAATATGTGTGTAATGTTTTAAATCTAAGAAAGTCTTCAGAAGAATAATTTGGAAAAGCATCCATTGCTCTTTTTACTGCAGTATTAACAGCTTTGTTTGTAAATGATAAGTATGCAATATCAGATGGCTGCACTCCTCTTCTTAAATAATTTTTTAAAACTCTTTCAATTAGAGTATATGTTTTACCAGTTCCTGGAGGACCAAAGATCTTAATAGTTTTTCTATATAGATCTTCTAATATTTTAAGTTCTGAATTTTCCTGTGTGGAATTCATCATCCATCTCCGAAGGTTCACTTTTCTTTTTAGGTTCAGGTGCAGCAGATTTATAATCTACAAACTTAGGCATTGTTACATACCATACATTTTTTTCTCCACTACCGGGATGATACTCTAATCTTTCACATCCTAAAAGATTAAATGCTTCATTAGCTGATCTAAACACTTTATTTTTACCTAAAAAATTTTCAAATGTTATTCTTTTAAAATAACAAACATTTGTTTCAGAATCTAATACTACATAATTATCCTTTAATTTATTGAAGTCATCTTCTTCAATGTGATTTTCAAAAAACTTTTTAAGAAAACTATATTTTTGTTCTCCGATATTATCTTCAAATTTCATCTGTTCATTCTCAACTGCTTTCTTTACAATCGTAGACATCAACATTTCAAACGGAGAAGGACCTGATCTTGGTCTTGGTAGTGTCATCCAAAATATTCCATACTTCAATAATTTTACTCTCCATGATTTTTCATCTTTCATGTCTTCAGGATTCACAACAATTTTCTCTCCTTGAAAATTAAAAGTAAATTCAATTGTTGTTGGTGTTCTAATAAATGTAATATCTTCAAAGTCATCTATTAAATCTGGTACTTGGCTGCCTATACCGAGCTTTCTAAATTTACATAAGTCTTTATTACATATAGGTGTAATAGCACCAAACTTAGGTGGACATTTATAATTATAATCTTTTTTAGTTACAGATTTTGCTACAGAGTTTTTAACTTCATTTACATCTAAAGGTGTAACAAATATTTGTTGGTTTCTTTGTGCAAGAATATTTGTCATCTCTTCAATATTAATTTTGCCATCTCTTTTTTTCATTTCTAAAACACCAACATTGTAGAGTAAATCATTTCTATGATTTCCTGACCATTTATCCATAATCATTTTTTGAATACATGGTGGGTAGTGTTTCCAATCCTCTTCTGGCTCATACTCTTTAACTTTGATGTTTGAAAGTTGTTCTAATGTGACTGTTTTATTTTTTACTAAATCAATAAAGCCACCAATCATAATAGGTGTATTGTTTTCATTGTATGCAAATTCAGTAGTAGCATTCATGTTGAAGTATGGCATGTTCATACATTTGTTCATTGGAAATACTTCTAATGCTTGAAAGAAATTCTTATTCCATTCATGTAATTTTTTTAAAACATCTTTAACTGGGCTCCAATTATTAAGAAATAAAAATAAATGTAAGCCACCAGATTTAGATCTAACTGGTATCAATGGCAGCTGATTATCTCTAAGAATGTCTATTACTTTTTTTTGTGAATAATCTTTATAACTTTGTGGGTCTATATCTATACAGCCCCATTTACATAAATCATCTTTTTCAGGTTTGATTCCAATCCTTTGTTTACCATCCAAATGATCCTTCCATAATTTAAGAGTAATTGGTTCGTGAACCGTGAGACATTCAACTTCAACCTTGCCCCTCTCATCTACTCCTCCTGTTGGAGAAGTAGTGAGATAGAGTTCAGAATTACCCTCAAATATTTTTAAGAGTTGCTCCTCCATAAAATTTAAAATGGAACAGATTCTTTATTTGCGCTATTTCCTGCTGATTGATTATCATCATCAAAATTTACTTTTCCGAAAATATCACTCTTCATAGCACTTTCATAAAAGGCTCTTGTAGTCTCCAAAGTTTTTAAATGCTCTGCTGCAGTTAAAAATTTATTAAAGTCTACCACCCATCCATACCAAGAGTTTTGTGAATTGGACTCTTTGGTAGTAGATAGTTTATATGCAGTTGACCAAGATGGTGGATTGTACATGCCTTTACTACCTTGTGCTCTTCGAGACATGATCATAGAATTCCATGTCTTAGATTTTTTCTTCTGAGTAGATTTCATGGTAATCAATGCTTGTTCTAATGGATTATAATTTTCATCCAAAATATAAACAAAGTGATTTCCTGTATCTTCAACATAGTTACCGTTTTCAAGTCTGTCCTTATTATCGGCACCTCTTGTTGTTTGACTCATAATAGATGGATCAGTATGAATAGCTACAGGTCTTCCTGGACTATCTCCTTTGTCTTTCCACTCGTTAAAAGTGTTTATATAAAGACAAGGTACTACAATTAATCCTTCTCTACCTTTCCAAACCTTACCAGATGTTTCACTCCATATATCTCCTTGCTTTGCAGTCTCAACATATTTTCCATCAGTCTCATCTAAGACTGGAGAGTTAGCATAAAGTATTTTTAAGATTGGAAGTTTTTGGTCACGAGCTGTTACAAACTCTTGACCTTGTCCTGCCATTTCTTCTAAATTAATAGCAGCTGGCAGATTTGTTTCTTTTTTCGTCATTGCTTTTTCTTTTGTAATCATTGTTACTCCTTCGTGGTTATTTTAGTTTTATTAGCAACGTAGGTCCCAAACAGATCAGCTGGAACATCCTTACCTAAGTCTTGAATTTGTTCTCTTACAAATCCTCTTAAACTACTTGGGTGTACGGTTGTTTTTTGCTTAACTGGTAGACCTTTTGATTTCAGCTCTTCTACAATTGATTTAGCTTCATTATCTTGTTTCATGCCAAATTCCAAAGACACTTGATTTTTTATCAAGTCTCCATGGCCGTTGTCACGTAACCATTGAAAAGCCTCTTCACTTTTAGACGCTGGTATTCTTGCAGAGTAGAATGGTTTAACCTCAACGGATACTCCACCTTCGAGTTTAATTAACTCTACACCTGCTTTTTGCATTAAGTTTGGAATTGTTTGCTCAGAAAGAGTAGTTTCAACATCTTTTAACTTCTTTAGTTCTTCTTCAGTCGCTTCTATTTTTTTCTGAGTTTCCAATAACTTTTTGCAAGAATCGGTAATGTCTAAAGACATCGCCACATCTATCTTTACGATAGACTCTGCTTCTAAGTCCATAAGAACCTCCTTGTGCGAATCAATATATTATTTAATTGAAGTTTGCAAATAAATAAAATAAAAAAATTCGCAGTGTATAATTATAAAACAGAACCGTTCAAACATCAAAGGCAAGCGTTACGAGAAGGTGCAAAAGATTATAACTTTGCTTATTTTATGGAGATGGGAACAGGTAAGACAAAAGTAGCTATTGATAATGCAGCTTATCTATTTCAAGACAAAAGAGTTGATTTTGCTTTTGTCATTGCACCTAATTCTGTTTATCGTAATTGGTTAAAAGAAATACAAACACATTGTCCTGAAGATTGTAATATTTTTATTTGGAAAGTTACTAAAGAAAAAAAATTTAAACTAGATCCTAACAAACTTACATTTATATTGATGAATGTTGAAGCATTATCTCATGACTCAGGTAAAAAATGGCTTGAAGAAAAGCTTTCAAAATATGGTATGAGGTCTATGATTATTGTAGATGAAAGCACGACAATCAAAAATTTAAAAGCATCCAGAACAAAGACAATTGTAAAACTTGGACAATTAGCAAGATATAAAAGAATTCTGACAGGATCTCCTGTCACTAAATCTCCATTAGATTTATTTTCACAATGTGCTTTCTTAGATAAAAAATTATTAGGGTACGATAACTTTACTGTATTTAAATCTCGATATGCTGTGATGTATAACATTGAGAAAGGTGGGTACAAAATACAAATACCTAAATATTATGTAAATTTGGATGAACTAGAATATAAACTTAAACACTTTTCATACAGAGTAAGAAAAAAAGAATGTTTAGATATACCTGATAAAATGTACATACAAAGACATGTTGATTTATCTGCAGAACAAAACAAAGCTTATCAAGAATTAAAAGTATTGGCTATGGCTAAAATACAAGATGAAAAAGTTTCTTTTAATAACAAACTCACTGAACTACTAAAGCTACAACAAGTAACAAATGGTTTTGTTAAAACTAATGATGATAAAATAGTAGAATTTAAAACTAATCCTAAACTTAATGAACTCATGAATATATTGGAGGAGACTGAGGACAAGTGTATAATATGGGCCAATTACGTACACAACATAGAAATGATTAAAACTAAACTTAGGGAGACTTATGGCGCAGACTCAGTGGTTTCGATATACGGAAAAGATTCTGTTGAAGTTCGTAACGATGCTGTTGAAACTTTTCAACATAATGACAGATGTCGCTTCCTCGTTGGTAATCCTACCGTTGGTGGTTATGGTCTTACCCTTACTGCTGCTAGGCATGTTATATATTTTAGCAATTCTTATAATTTGGAAGTCCGTTGGCAAAGCGAAGATCGTGCTCATAGGCATGGTCAAACTGGTCAAGTCACAATTATAGATATTATAGCTAGAGATACTATTGATGAAATGGTTCTCAATTCTTTAGAAAACAAAATAGAATTATCTGCTAAGACTCTTGGAGAGCAGGTTCAGAAGTGGCTTTAGTTTCATGATACTTGTTTACTCTTTCCATCCACTTATCTTCATATTCTTTTAATTTTATCTCGTCCATTTTAAACTCTTGATAGATCACATCTTTAGTACAAATACATATAAGTCCTTGTGTTATTGGTCCATATTGTTTTTTGTGGGCTAGTGAATATGCTGCTATTTGGTAATAATAATCTTCAACATATTCTTCTCTTTTAGGTTTATTACTTTGTTTGAAGTCTAATATTGTAGGCTTATCATCATATAAACCCACCACATCAGTGGCTCCTGCCCATAGATCCTCGTATGCTAGACAAACCTCATTGCCATACACTATTTTCAACTTATCTAGATTGTTTACTATTTCATGTGCCATTAGACGTGCCTGAGCCCCCTCTGGAGAGAGATTTAGGTATCCACGCCCATCTATGTAGTTTTCTAGTACATAGTGCATCTCCGTCCCTCTGAGAGCTGCCTGAGAGGTAATTCTAGCAGCTTCTTGGTATCCGACCCTTTCTCTCCAAGCATCTAGTCCTGCCTTCTTTTCTTCAGATTGTGTAGCCGATAATATGGTTGTAACACTCGGTATTTTTTTGTTACCAACATTATAGTGCCGTGAGCCGAGGTCGTTGTCTCGTGTATATTTCTGATAGTCGTATTTAGATTCTCTTTTTAGATCAGTAATTATGAAACTGTTATTTTCTCTGATAAGACGCACAAGGTCTTTTAATTTAATTTCAATATAAGAGCAACAATTATTCCTATCATAGATGTCATCAAAAAGCCTGTAGATGCTATCATTATCTTTTCAAGCCTATGGATATCTTGATGTACGTCATTTATTTTTTTGTTAGTTTCTTCTTGCATAATTCTACATAACTTCTCATGATCATCGATTCTTTGATGAGCAAGGGTATCTTTATTAGATTGTTTTTTTGGCACTTACTATTCCACCTTTATTAAATAAATTTAAGGCTTGTGCTAGTTGTGGATTTGCTGCACCAGTTGGAGTAGCACCACCTCCTTGATTTATTACAGGAAAGTTACCTTGTGATACATTAGGTAATGGCACGCTTTCTGCTTCAGCCAATGCAGTTGGCTCACCACCTTCTTTTATTGCCTCTTCATATAATTCTAATTGTGCTAGTGCTTTATCTTTTTCATCTTCAAGTATATAACCATCACTAAACATTCTTCCAATCAACTGTCTCATAGCTGCAGCAGATTTAGGCGCACTTGGTGCTTTGTAAGAATCAAATATTAATTTTTGAAATTTAGGACTTAGTAAACCTTTAGCTAAAAAAGCTGGAGTAGCTAAAACTGCAACAGCAGGTAAAATATTTCCTGTAGCTAAACCAAAACCAGCTCCACCTAATTGTAGTAATTGCCCAGCTGCACCTGCTTGTTTCAACTGAATAAATACGCCACCAGGAAGACCTTTCATTCTTGTTAGATCTCCTTGTGCAAATGCTAAAGTTTTAATTAATTTATTTATCTCTCCAATCTCATCTTGCGAAAATAATTTTTTCATACTTAATGCTTGTTTTTCTAACCGAGCTGCAAAATCTTTCCCTTTAATTATAGTACCAAATTGTGGATCTATTTCTTTAGATGCTTCTAATGCTTGATTCAAAAACTGTCCTTTAAAAGATTGAAGTAAGTCATCTGATTGTTTTTTAGTAATTTGTCTAACAACTCCATTTTCATCTACATATTTTGTAAATTTAGGTAGACTTTTAATTTGTTCAGCAACCTTACCTACTAAATCTGATTTATCACCTGTTTTAAAAACTGCAGAAAATATATCACCAATATCTTTGTTAGCCCCAACACCTTTTGCCAATACTGCATTCAAACTGCCTCGTTGAAATATGTCCATACCGCCTTCATAAAATTCATTTGCCTCTTGTAAAAATTTTCCTGCCTGTGGATCTAATCCACTTTTAGTTAAATTTTCTGGAGATAAAGTTTCATCAAAAACTCGAACTAATTCACTTAATTGACCCGCAGCTTTACTTTGACCTGAAGCTCTTAACGCTTGTAACTGACCCGCAAGATCAGATCTAATCGCACTAGCTTGAGCATAGCTTAATTTACCACCATATTCAGCTGCAGCTGTTTCGAATTTTCTATTTATAACTCTAAGTGTAGGAGTCAAAGGATTAGCTTCTTCAATACCTAAAGCTGCTTGTTGTCTTAATTTAATTAATGTTTCTTGCAAACCTCCTTTACCTTCAATTGGTAGAACAGGCATCATTTTTGTATTTTTTCCTGAAGCACTTATTAGGGCGTCATCTACTCTTTTATACATAGCATCAGACGCAGTTTTAAACATTCTGTCTGCATCAGTAATTGTTTTAAAAAAGAAATTACCTAAAGCTTCTTTGTCAGTAATTTTAATTCCACCCGCAGTTATAGCTTGAAAACTATCTACAATATCTCTTGAAACAAAAGAGCCTATTGCTTGTGCAGATCCTCTTCTTCTTTCTAATGCACCACCACCAAATAAAGCTTTTGATACTACATTCTCAATAATGTTAAGTGTTCTATTTTCTGTTTTAACACCTGGGGTCAAACCTTTTTGCATTTCTTGTGCAGTGTCTTTTAATGATTGAAATTTTGATTCAGGAATATTATTTTTCTCCATAAAATCTTTTATAGCTGCGTCATCAATAGTTCTTTTTGCTTGTAGTTCTACTTGTTCTTTTATAGGTCTAATTGCGCCATCAGCAGTTTTAGCAATAAAGTTAGCTCCTGCTTTACCATATAAAATTTCATTAGCTTTCATTCTTAATGTGCTTTCAGCCTCGTTTGCACCTTCTAATAATTTTGCATATCCTTCAGGTTTACCTAAAATTTTTGAAACGTACTGACCACCCTTAATTACTATTGGTCCACCAATTAATTCTGCTGCTGCCCCTTCAGTTGCAGCTCTTACAACTTCTTTAACTACATTTTCTTTTGGATCAAATGTTTGTGCAACAATAGCACCCGCACCACCACCAGCTGCAGCTCCAGCTGAAGTTTTCAGTAATGCTTTTATAAAAGGTTGAGATAGCATACCAACTCTACCAGCTATTCCTGGTAAAAATTTAGCACCAGTTCCTAATGCACCAACGATAGATAAACCAGCTTCTGTAAGAATTCTTCCAAATGATGGATCGTTTGTATATTTTTGTGTAGCTTCATCAGCAACAGCATCACCTACTAAATTACTATTAATTTCAGATAATGCTTCTCCAATCTTTTTACTTTCTTCAGCAGTAGGAGTTTCACCCTCTATGTTTACAACACCAAGACCTTTCACATTTATTTGTCCCATGTTAATCCTTTACTAAGTTACCCGACTCGTCAAAAGAATAAAAGTCTAGGCTTTGATCATATGTTATATCTTGTGCGTTGATACCAAATTTATTAAATGCTGAACTGTAATAATCTACAGTGTTAGGATCTGTCACAACACCGCCAGCACCTAGTCTGTCATCTAATTGTTGAATTTTATTTTTAGCAACTCTAATTTTTTCAACAATTACATTTTCAGGATCGTTTATTGATGGCAAGATAGCGTTGAAACTAGCTTCCTCTAAAGGACCTACTTGTGCACCCCTAAGTGCAGCAATAGCCTCTTTTCTGAATGTTTCTAGTTTTGTATTAAAGTTTGCAGCTTTAGCATTCATACCAAGTGCTGCTGTAGCTTTTGCAATACGACCTGCTATAGGACCCGAATCTGCACCTTCTTGAATATCTTTTAAAATATCATCGGCTGCACGTAAGGTTGTATATCTTTTACCAGCTTTTTCTCTTTCACCAAAAGTAGGTTTATCTTTGATATCAACTACTTCTCCATCTTTTACTTTTACAATTAATCTATCTTTTACATTATATCCAAGAGATGCTTTTTCAGCATCAGTTGCAGCTCTAATACTTTCTGTGCTTTTTTTATTTTTTTGTTTTTCTTCTTGTATTGCGATTAAAGTAGATGGTAATTTTTCTGCACCTTGACCAACTGCTCTAAGAACACCACTCAATGCGCTTTCTCCTTGTCTTTGTGTTGATTGTAACAAAGGAGCAGCAAAGGTTGCTGCAATAATAGCTTTTTCTCTAGACGACATACCACCCTCTTGAAAATGTTGAATGTTAGCAATTCCACCTTTATTAAATTGTTTTGGTTTATGCATTTGAAAATATCTATCTCGAAACATTTTTCTTGTTAAAACTTTATCCATATTACCTCGGTTGCATTAAATTATATGTAGAATATGCACCTAAGCCAGCACCAAGAGCCTGTCCAATAGGGTTCGCACCGGGAGCCGTGGTTGCTGTAAGTGTGCTTTGTGTTGTAGGTAAATTTGTCATGATACCTTTTAAGAATTCAATTCTTTGATATGGTTCATATGCTCTTTGCAAAGCGGTTTGCCTTTGTGCATCTAATTGTGCTTGTCCAATACCTCTTTGTACTGCCCCAGCTTGTAACTGTGCTTGTATATCAGCAAGACTCATCGCTTGTTGTTGTTGACCCATTCTTCCTAAAGCTTGTCCTGCAGCAAGTTGAGTTCCACTTAATAAATTTTGTTGTTGTTGGGCAGCTCCTAATGCAGTTTGAAATCCTTGAGCTTGCGCTTGACCCACTTGTGCAAGTCTAGCTCTTTCCAGTTCAGCTTGAGCAATTCCTTGTCTACCACCACCAAAAGCCCCTGAAGCAACTGCTTGTGCACCTAATTGATTTTGTGCCATAGCAGATTGTCTATTTATTTCGTCAGTAACGTATGATTGAAATGGATTAAAAAATTGTGAAATGTTAGGTCCTGCTGCAGCAGTTTGTTGTGCACCCAATAATGATCCTATACCAGCTGTGGTTGTAGGAGCACCAACTCCTGTTTGTCCAGCTTGTCTAACTGCAGCTTGTTCAATACCACTTATAGGTGCTACTTGAACTGCGGGTAAATTTACGGGTGATGACGCTAGTCTTGCAGCTTCATCATATAACGATAACTTTCTAGCCTCTACTCCAGGGGCTTCTCTAGTTATGGCAGTTTGTGTTCCTGTTGAGGAGCCACCGCCTCCGCCTCCGCCACCAAATATAAAACTCATTACTTAATCTCCTTTGTATATAAATATCTTTTTACACCCCAACCTTTTGTTTTTAAAAAAGGTTGCCATCCTGGTCTTGCATGAACTGCAATTTTTTTACAATCATTTATTCTTGCAACTTTTTCAATTGTATCAGCCAATTCATCTTGCCACAATTCTCTCTTCTCTCCTTTTAAAAGAATTACTTCACATTGTGAGTAATTTGGAAGAGGCATAATTCTCAAAACACAAACTCCAAAAACTTTATAGTGAACACCATCATCTGAACCGAACATCATAAATAATCCAGCTTTGTCATTTTGAATGTATTCTTTTAATTGTTCTATGGACATAGGGTCACCATCATATTTTAAACCCTCTCGTAGCATGAACTCACAAAGACTCCAATATTCATTTAGAATTTTAGGATAGATCTCTAAAACCTCTACACCTTTTTTAATTTGTTTTTTTGCTTGCATTTGTTATATCGTAAATTCTTTTAAATTGTTTTTGTTGATTATAAAAAAAATCTGCTCCTGCTTTTCTCATTCCTTTAAAATTTTTTGGATCTGCACCAGATAAAATACCAGCTCCTAAAACTGCATCTGCTCTTGAAACAAATTCACCATCAGCTAATTGAGCTAACATTGTATCTTCATCTTTATCACCTACACCTGCTCCGTCTTCTACGTAACCAGTTGCTCTTACATAGTTGTTAACATCGTTTTCATCATGATCAACTTTTGATGGTAAGTAATTTACTCCTCCCTGATTATATTTTGGAAGCATTGTAGCTAATCCACCCTCATTAGCATAAAACATGTTAGAGCCCGTCACGTCTGCCCTTGAAGGTGTAGCAGTTTTCATGTCTACAGATTTAAATCCGCCTTCTAATTTTTTTGATTGTTCTTCGTAAGCTTTTTTATAATCTTCTTCTGTAAAAGGAGGTTTAACTTCTTCATCATCTCCTGCTAATAAAGGTAGTATTGTTGAAGCTGCAATTAGCTTAGTTCCAGTATCTGCACCTAAAATTCCAGATCCTTTGACTGCTGGTGCTGCATCTTGTATGACTTCTCCAGCTGCATTTTTAATAATCTCTTTTTTTGGAGAACCTTTTTGTCCTATTATTCTTGTTAAAAAATTGTTGCCTTGCATCCCTGGAATACCACTAAAAGCACTCCCTCTAAAACCTTGTGTAGCCGATGCAAAAGGTGTGCCTGCAAAACGTGACATGCCACCTAATTGGCCTATACCAAAAGTTGTACCACCCACAAGGGCAGCATCTTTTAATGCTGTTCTAGTTGATTTTCCTCTAAGTTTCTGTACGCCAAATGTGGCTAATGCAAGTGTAAATGGATCCATATACTATTTTCCCTAATAATAGCATATATTAACATTTTATTTAAGGGCTATCAACTCATCGTGAAACTTGCCTTGATACTGATGCTCACCCACATGGACTATTGAATCATTTACGTAAGCATAACATTTACCACCTATATTTCTCCATAGCTGACAAAAAGCAAAATCTTCCCCATTAAATGTTTTTGTTTTAGGATCATGAATTGTATCAAAAAAATTCCACATATTTGGCTTGTTAACATATTGTCCATTGATAACTGTTTTCTGAACAATAGATTTTTCAGGATACTTCTCAATCATTTTTTCAATGACTTCTCTTTTTATAAGCATACATCCCGTAGGAGAATCAGTAACTTCCATTACACCTTTATTAAGATTTATATTATTTATATTAGGTACTTTCATTGGGTAAGTATGTAATGCTCTTCTAATATCATCTGGATGTTTTATTTTTCCTTGTTGCATTTTGTTAAAAGCTTTTTCCCACATTAAAGTTTTTAAAGGGTATGGCACAGATATTACATGCTTATTAGCTTTGAGCATTGCAAAAATTGATTTAGCTTGAAAATAAATGTCAGAATCAATAAATAATAAATGCGTTGCATTTGATTCTAAAAATCCAGAAACACATAAATTTCTACCCTGAGTAACTAAAGACGATTTAATTAAATGAAAAGATACTCTCATTTTTTTTAAAAAACATTCTTTTTGGAATTCTATAAGTGCTTGTGTATAATGTATAGATACGTCACTATGTACAGGTGTTCCAACAAATACATCATACTTAGTAAACTCATCTTTTTCTGGTTTCCATAATGGAGTGATTGCAGATTCGTAATTAGACTGAGGTTCTATTTTTAGTTCAGTAAGCGTTTGATAAGTGTCTTCATTTACATATTTATCGTTTGACATTTAAGGCTCCTTGTAAAAAATTTGTCCATTCAATACCCTTTTTTTCCCAACTATAAAATTTTTTATAATATTGTTGTTGTTCATCTAAATGTTTTTGAATTACGTCTGTATGTAAATAGCTTGAAGTAACATCAATTGCTTGTGCAAAAGAGCTAGCCATTAATTCTTTATCTAATGTGTAATTTATGTAAACAGGCCACTCAGCACAAGTTTCAGGTAGTGCTCCAAAATTTGTAGTAATGACATGTAAGCCAGAAGCTAAAGCCTCTAAAGCAGATGCGCAGAATGTTTCTTCAAAAATAGATGGATAAACAAATAAATCATAATCTGTCATATGTTCTAAAATATATTCGTTTGGTTTGTATCCTATATAATTTACATTTGGTAAACTCTTAGCTTGGTTATACAATTCAGTAAAATCTTTATCAACTTTATTTACAAACTCACTACCATAAACATGACAAGAACTATAAACGTCTAAAGTAACATTAGGATTTTTTACCATTTGCATTGCAAGTAATAAAACATTCAAACCTCTCCAAGGTGTACAATGATGTAAAATTTTTATTGGATCTCCTTTTTTATAAATTTTTCTCTTTGGAAAGTGATGAGCACCATTTTTAATTACTGTGCATCTTTCAGTTGGAATGTTAAAGAAATATCTAAATTTTTCAAAATTCCAATGACTGTTAAAAATATACCAATCATATTCGTTATGCCTATTAGGATCAGAAAAAAACTTTTGTAAGTTAGGTTGATCATAAGAATTTTTTTGCCAAAGAATATTTATTTTATTTGGATTCAAAGGAACTTTTCCTGGAATAGATGTGCAGATTTGAAATTTATCTAATAGATCTTTTGAAACATACTTTTCTAACAATTCATGTTGAATTTCTGTTGCGCCTCTGGGTTCCATTATTTTTTTGTATGAATACCCATTGGTATTCTTGTTACAGTAATTTCTAAATCTTGTCTAAAATCATCAGCAGTAGTATCACTATTGGGATCAGCAACATCAGAATCAAAATCAGCTTTACTAGCATAAACTTTTCCTGTCCTTTTATTTTTTATTATTTCTTTAGCTTCAGCTGGTATTTTAGGTAAATCATTCATTTTCCTCGTCCTTGTTTATTATATTTTTTATAACTTCTTTTTTCACTTTTTGAAAGTCTTTTTTTATGACGACCAGGACGTTTCCTAGGTTTAGGCCTTGGTACAAAGTTTACAAATTTTTGTTTAGCCATTTTCTTGTGATCGATCTAATAATGCGTAAGAAATAATACCTTGTATTTCATCTGCAGTGCCTGCAGTCATTTTTAAAACATCACTCGCTTCTAAAACTAAAGTTTGATTAATTATATCTTTAGTAGTTGTTGCTGCTACTTGTTCATTGAAAATTCTAAAAGTTGCAGTAGCAGAAGTATCTGTTACTTGAACACTTAAATTTACTGCACTAGTAGAACCATTATTAATTTGAATTTGTTTTATTAAAACAGTTGCGTCAGCGGGTGCTGTCAGGACACTTATAGTGCCAGTTGAGTTTAAATTAATTCCTTCGTTTTTGTATCTAATCGTCATGATATAAACCAAGTAAAAGTATCTTGTTCATTTTTTAATTCTTGTTGATAAGAAGTGTTTAACTTATCTTGCATCGTTCGTAAAGACTGTGTCACTTGTCTTTGATTTTCTTCAGTATATCTAGGTGTTGGTTCTGGAATTACTATATCTACTCTAGCCATTATCTCATACCATCTGGTTGCACATCAGCTCTAAAAGTTCCAAATCTCCAATTTTGTTCCGTTGAGGTATTTGCTATTTTTAAACTTGCAAATCTCCCTCGTGCTCTGGTATCTACTTTTTGTGTTGTACCTGAAACTGTAAAAGGCCCAAGAGGAGAAGAAGCTTCAGTATCACTTGGAAAATTTCTTAATAAAATAGTCACTTGAGCATCTCCTTGAATAGTTTTAAAATCTGGAACAAATCTTCTCATACTCATAAATACTTGAGCATTTCCTTCTACATTTAAACTAAAGTCTCCTGATTCAATAAAAGCTGGAATAGCAGTTTTTGCTCCAGTAGCATCAACATTATCAACACCAACCTCATGAGCATAATATTTTGTGGATCCGTTTATATTTGTTACACCTTGTATAGTTGGAAAAGTGGGAGTGCCTGTTGAGGTAAATTCTGTTGCATATGGTTTGTCATACAAGTTGGCATCTGCCCAAGTTGTTCTAGACAATGAGCCTGTCACCCAAGTTCCATCTTGGTAATTAAAACATACGTATCTGTCATTGAAGCTAGATCCACTTTTTGGATAATACCAACATATTTCTTCATATAAGTGATTTAAACCTGCATAAACTGATTCTCCATTAGAGTAGTTTACACCCAAATTATTTCCGTTTTTAGTTGTAAAAACAAAATCCTCTACTGAGCATGGTAAAGATTTAACAGTTCCATCAAAAACAAAAAATCCTCCAGACTCACCCATCCAATATACAGCACCATTAACATATTTAATAGAATGTTGACCTATAGCACCACAATTAGATCCTACTTGTCTAATTGAAAAAGTAAATGGAGGACCAACAAATTGCATTACATATGCAGCATTGTCAGTCACAATAAATGTATAATCTTTTCCTTTCACTGCTCCAACAATTTTAGTGCCTGAATCAAGTCTAAATGTACCCGCTGTGTTCACAGAGGTAGGTGAATAATCACTTATATCCTCTTGATCCGAAAATCTTATAAACATTTTATCTTGTGTGCTTGGAGTGCCAATCGTTGTTTCAGTTCCTAACATAATTAAATGTCTATCTCTATCTGAAACTAGAGACATGACTGAAGCTGTTGGCGCATTACTTATTGCTGTGGCTCTTGTAGTTAAAGCGTTAGGATTTGAGTTAATTGGATTCCATTCAAACGATTCACCATTTTTAATAGTAGCAATTAATTTTTCACCAAAATTATCTAAGGACCAAGATGCGGGATCAGTTGTTAATGTTTGTGATAAAGAGGCAACACCCCATCCAGTAAAAACTTCTACACCAGACCCACTTGAATGTGCCGACCTTGTTCCTGCTGCAGCTCTTGTAATTCCTGTTAAGTCATTGCTTGATATACCAGTATATGAAATAAATTCTGCTCCAACTTTTATTGTGCCCGTGGTTGGGAATCCAGTTGTTGACGCAAGTGTAATCGAAGTTCCTGATCCACCAGTACCCGCAGTGTCATCAAGTAAAGCTCCATTAAGGGTACTAAAAACTTGTTGTCCTCCACCCCATAATCCTGTGCCCCAACCAAATCCATAAGTAAATCCTAAAGCACCAGGTTTTATATAGGGAGTAACAGTAGCTGATCCAGATCCGTTGACCGTGGTTCCAGCTGCGCTAGCCATTGTAACAGTAAATTCATCACTGCTAGGAACAGTTACTACCTCAAAAGGATTAGTTGTAAAATCGCCCGCAGAGTATCCAGCCCCTGTAGGAGGTGTTACAGATGAAAATAAAATTATGTCCCCAGGTTCTAAACCATGAGCAGCTTTGTTAACAGTAACAGTTGCTGATGTATTTACTGTATCAAAAGTGCAACTAGTTAAAGCAGTTCCTAAAGGTGTAATATCATAAAAAGCACCTTCGTAATATATTACTAAAAGTTTATTTGTTCCTATTGCAGCATAACGTCTGCCGTCTAAATCAGCCCAAATAAATTGTTCTCTAGCTGCGCCTACTAAAGTTCCTGAAAGGATTTGTTCCCATCCACCTATTTTTTCTGGAAGGCCATATCTAAATCTAACAAAATCTCCATCAGTCCATTGACCCTCGGCACCTGTTTGAGAGACTTGTTTATTAAAACCTGGAGCTATATTTACTTTTGTTAATGGCATACGAGATTATAACATGACTATTAATTGTGTTAAATACTAGTAATATTGTGTAACTAAGATATCTTTACATTTGTAGCTAGGGTAATCCTAATATTATTAGATTTTCTAATATTAGCAAAATGTTTTAAAATTGCTGGAAAAATTAAAATATCATCTTCTTCTGTCTCAAAAGTCCAAGTGTCAAAAAGCCAACTATTGTGTATATTATTTGATACTGAGGAACATAATTTATTTTGTCTAATCCAAAAATCATTGAATACGTAAGGATTAACAAATGTTGTAGGATCATTTGTTTTATCAAATTTAATATAGTGTGTCATTGCAAAGTCCGAGTCTTCATGGCAGTGGGGTGCTAAATAAGATTTTTCATTTGATGCAGTATAGTTTAAAATTGAAAATTCAAACTTTAAATTTTCTTTAACATGAAAGGTATTGATATAGTTTTTTATTACTAATGAATATGGTTTCTTTAGCGATTCATATTGAGGATCTTTTAAAACATTGCTATTATCGTACAGAGATTGGTGAATATCAGTACCATAATTATTTTTTAAATTTGATTCTCTCCTCGGTAATAATTTGTAATTTTTTTCAATTTTTTCTACAATATTTTTTTTATCAAAATCAAGTGGAGATATTTTAGATTTTGCAATTGGAAGTCCCCATAGATAAAATATTTCAATATTATTTATTATAGGTTTCATCAGATATTATTTCTTGATTTTCCTCTGTCTGTAAATTTTGAATTTTTTTATTAAAATTTAAATTCCAATCTGATACTATTTTAACTAAATTATTACCAAAATGTCTTAATGCTTCATCACCTAAAGTAAGTTTGTTAGTATTTGTAATTATTTTAATTTCTTCATTTGAAAATATTATATCAGCACTTCCATCTTTTTTTTGAACAAACTTCATATTGTACCTTCCCCTCCATATAAAATTCTTTTGTCTTTAAAAAATTCTTTGTTTTTTCCATCTTTATTTACATAGTGTAAAAAAACTTGAGATTGATAATCTCCTAAAAACTCGTCTCTCCAATGTAATAGATCACAACCCAAGTAAACTGCAGCATCACCTATATTTAAATTTATTTCATTACCATCTATATAAATAGGCCAATTAAAATTAGTGTCTCCATCTATCATGGCGGTAATACTAATTTCACAAGACTCTCTATCTTTATGTTTTTTTAAATCTGCAAATTTTGTATACATTCTCCAAAAAGAATAAGTAGGTAATAATTCTAAACCAACTTCATCTTGAACAATCTTAGTTTTGTTAATTAATAGAGATTCCATTATTGGATCGCCATAAAATCCTGTATCTAAAGTTTCAACCTTTGGATCTTTAAAATCAATATTGAGTCTATGTCTAATTTTACAAAATTCTTTTAATAAATTTATTTCATCGGTTGATAAAAAATTTTTAATAATTTTATAATTAAAATCTTTTCCTATAATCCCCATGCTACAACTGAGTACCTCGTTCCTTTCTTAACTGGTTTAACACAATGTGGATATAAAAAATTACTTGGCCAAATTATCACTCTATTAGGTATGACATCGATCTTTACTTCATTATGGTTGTTTGGATCTCTAAAACATAATTCTCCACCTTCGTAATCATTATTTAATAAAAATATTCCACTTAAAGTTCTAGGTATAGTAGCACAGTGGTCAACATGATAATTGTAAAAACCACCCTCAATATATTTTAAAAGTTGAATATCTATAATTTTACTTACAAAAATTTTGTTGGGATCACCTGATACTTTTTCTGTATACTTTCTCATGTGTGTTTTAAATATTAAGGTAAGTAAATTTAACCAATGTACATCAGTCATGCTTTCTGAATTTATATCAATTGAAATATTAAAAGTATTTCTTATGCTCATATTCACTTCATGACCACTTGTCCCTATTACTTCTGCCTTTTCAAAATTTTTAGTATTTACAAATTTTATTAAATTAGCAAGAGTTGGATATGGTATTACCGCATCAAACACTTCTATGTAATTTTTTATGTCCATGTTTTTTTGCTCCAAAATTTACTTTTATATATGTGAAGCATTCTTGTCCAATATAAATTTTTAGGTCCAGCCATATCTTTTATTTTTAATTTTTTTATTTTCATTTTCCATGAGTCTCTTTTAAATGGAATTACTTGAACATACGGAGTCCCTTTTTTTATAACTGTTTTTAAAGATTCATATTTATCACCATTAATAAGTATGGGAAAATTAACTTCAAACTGAAAAGTATCGGTATCAACTATTCCAGGTATTATTGAAAATCTATCATCAGTATTATTCATGGGTGGTAAAAAAAGTGTTGAGTATCCCGGTGGTGTCTTAATTATCCAAGGATTAAATATTTTGTAGATAGGCAAATTTTTATTTTTTTCTACCATCGGTGATCCTTGTATTTGTTGTACAGGATGAACTTCTTTAGCTGGATCCATAGTTAAATTAATTAATCTTGATGTTAAATATCCTGGATCTATTCTACCACTATGAGCAAAGCTATCTTGTTTACCTAATTCTTCATTGAATATATTATGATTTATTCTATAATCTTGAGGGACTTTGAGCAAATAACCAGTCGTTAGAGTATCAAGAAATGGTATACAACCTTTTACAGTTTGATTTCCAAAACCATGTTTCATTTTTTTATACCAATCTGGTATATTTAATTTTATAGGAACAGGAAAATCTTCTTTTTCACAATTATCTACATAATCTTCATGTGCAGAAAATGTAATTGTATTTTTAAACATTTAAATGTTTATAACTTAAAATACAAAAATTACTAGAATAATTCTAAAAAATTAATAGCAGTTTGTCCTTGAGATTCACACCATTTTTCAATTGATGTAGTTAAAGGTGACCCATCAGACCATTGAAGTGTGTCATTGTCAAATGTAGCTGACGCAGATGGCTCAGTAAGCATAGTAGACACATCAATGCCTCTTAAATAATTGTTAAAGGCAAGAACATTTGAATAAACAGAGCTTGAAGTATTTTTTGCAATCCATTTATCAAATTGTTTTGTTTTCTCGTTGATGGCATCTTGAATTTGATTTTGGTATGCATAACGATACATTTCATCAACCATATTAACTGAGCTGCCATTTTTACTTACAACATTTTTTTCATTTAACCTTACAGCATCATAATCTTCTTGACTTACAGTGACTATATCAACTTCATGATCTTGAAAATTACTATGAGTATCATAGTGTGATTGCGAAGGTGCAATTGCAAGTAATGAGTTTTCAACTCCATCAGAATTTTTTGTAAAAATAAAAAGTGCCATAATTATGCTCCAGAGTTTTCAAATACTACTAAACAACCTTGTTGAGCATTTGTCGTTCCATATTTATCACCAACAACAATGTCTCTAAGATTATATGTGTTTGTTGCTCCTGGGGCTGTTCCAGCAGTACCAGGGTTTCCAGGGTTTCTTACGTTGTAACCTGTACCACCGTTACCACCGTTTCCACCATTAACTGTTCCAATATTTTGTAAATTAGTAGCACCTCCCGCACTGCCCGATCCTCCGCTTGGGGTTCCAGGGCTTCCATTACCTCCAGCTCCACCTACTGAAAAAGTTCCAGAAAAAGGACCAGAAACTGGTGCACCATAAAAACCAAAACCACCTATGCCTCCAGGGCCTCCAGGTTGTCCTCCAAAGTTTGTTGTTGCAGCTCCGCCATTACCTCCAGCTCCTGCATACATGTATGCACCAATAAAATTAGCATTTGCAGCACTTGAATAAGTTCCTGATGCAGGACCATCTTCTGCTAATGCTGGTACAAAGTTTCCTCCGCCAGCTGTTCCTGATGAAGCTCCTGTAATTCTACCTTGAGCATCAACTGTCACTGTCGCAAGAGTAAATGTTCCCGCAGATACTGCAGTGTTAGCTAGTTGGTCTGGACCAACAGCGTCATCAGCAATTTTTGCTTGAGTTACAGCATCATCGTTTATAGTTGCAGTTATTACTGCGTTATCTGAAAGTTGTGCAGCTCGAATTGCATCGTCTGCAATTTTAGCATTCGTAACAGCATCGTCTGCAATTTGTGCAGTTCCGATCGTGCCACCTAAAGTATCTAATGATACTTCTTTTAAATTTGTTCCGTCAGCGTATGCTGCATAAATTTTTGCAGCATCAGGACTAAATCCTGTTCCTGAAGCAGTTTTGATTGTAAGGTTTGATGGATTAGTTAACCCTGAACAATCAAAGATATAAAATTTTTCTATTGAATCTGGAATAGTACAAACTGTGCTTGCTGCGATTGTTGCAGTTGCAAATTTAATTACTAAATTTCTTGCGTTTGATAGTGCACCATCTGACATTACTAATGCCACAGTTCCTCCTGAAGAAAGTGTAACTTGCTCGAAACCAGCAATTGCTTGTTGTACTAAATTTAAATTTGTGTTTGTTTTATCACCCCATGTACCAGCGTTTTCACCAGTGACCATTAATTCTAATTTTAGATCAGTTGAGTAACTTGATGCCATAATTTTTTCTCCTTAAATATTTTTATTTTACATTAATCAAGCAGCCAAATCAACTGGTGACCAAGTATTTGATACACCGGGATCAATCTCTGCCCATGCCGTTATACTAGGACTTCCAACAGAGGCAGTCATTTGAATGCCTGATACATCAATTCCAGCTGTGGCTTCAACTATTACTTGACCTATTGATCCACTAATTTGTAGACCTGAAACTCCTATTATCTGACCTGGAATTTCTGCGTGTTGTCCTAAAGTTAAAGTTCCTTGGAGGCCTGTTGGTTGTTCATTTGTAGATTGTACTAAATTAATACTTCCAAGAGTAAACGAGGCTTGAACTCCACTTACATCTACAGGAGTTTTTAAACCAGCTATGGTAGTTCCAATTGAACTAGTTAATGATCCCGCACTAGATACAGTTACATTAGCATCTGCATCAAAATCTAATGATCCTATTGTAAAATCAAGTTGATCTTCAGCAGCAAAAACAGTTATGTCTTGATCAATTTGTAATGAGAAATTTCCAAACGTAGATGATAATTGTCCTGCACTTGTAACTGATACAGAAACATCAATTGATGCAACTGCAGAACCGATTGATGATGTTAAACTTTGACCAGTAGCGATAACTGAATAAGCACCACCCCATGCAAGGTTACCCCAAGATTTTCTACCCCATCCTATTCCTGTCAATTGTGATTCATCAACAGATGCAGCACCAATGGATGAAGTTGCTACATTTCCAGATACAGGAACACCAATTCCTATGGTTGAGCTACCAACACCTATAGACATTGTTACAGGTCCTGGGTTTTCTATTAGTACAGAAGTTCCGCCAACTGTTGTGCCTTGAGTAGATGTTAATTGAATTCCACTAACATCCACATCTGCGTTAGCAGTTGTTGTTTCTGATCCTATTGAAAAAGTTGCTGATATGCCACTAACGGAAACTATCTCGTCAGAAAGATCTCCCCATTCTGATGCTCCCCATGTCTTACGTCCCCATCCAGTGGCCATATCATTTTATTCCTTATGCAAGTCTTAAAATTGCAGCAGAGGTTGTGAATGCAGGGAACTGAATTGTAAAAGTTCCCGAAGTTGCAGTCTTGTCTCCACCGAAATCTAATACAGCAACTGCATCTGTAGTGTTTGATCCACCATCAGTTGTTGTATTGTAAATTAATGCTCCTCTTGCTGTAAGAGTTACACCTACGAATGATAAATCAGCAAAATCAGTAATCGCTACTGAAGATGAAACTTTCACACCTTGGTTTACCAAAGCTTTTCCACCTGCTGTATACCCAGGTG